GGAACAAGGCTATTGAACAGCACGGTTCATGATTGTCGAGTTCGACATACCATGATGGCTTGATTACTACCCTTATCGAAGCTTGAGAGGCCTCATATAAGGATGTGTCGGTATCATAAGATCCCCCAGTATTTACAACTGAGAGATTCTGCATGACAAGTCGGCCGCCAGCAAGATTAAAAGTGTCATCAGTAGGTAAAACTACCCAGCTGACAACTCTAAAATCGCGCGAGCGAACGCCTTGGAACCAGGTTAGTAACCCTGGCCTACCTACACGACGTTTTATCCTTACGGAGGGCGCTAATCGGCGTTTTGGGTAACCTGGGCTTATAACAGCCATGTCACCCATCTGCCCTTTAGCACCGCGCAGTCGTTTTGGAACTGAGAGCATAAGCTCCTTCCAAATTGGCCAGAGGCTTGGATCTACGATCCCATCCTCTGTGCCCCAACGGCGCAAGGCATTGCAAAGCCAGATGACCCTAGGAAGGGACTTGACGTCTTTCCTAAAGTAAAATGGCGTTACATCAACACCCTCATAGTAGTGTTTTCCGCAAGATTCCCGAAAGGGACCTCGCAGAAAGGTCTTGTCAATATTGGTTTGAAAACCAACCGAACGAAGAACTTCTATGAGATAAAGAGCGGTGCCCCTGTTACAGATGATATCATCACCGTAGACAGAGTTGCCTCCACTGAAACCAAACCTTGCCCTTTGTCCTGAAAAGTGGAACTGAGTTCCAACTAACAGGGAGGCAAATATTAAGGTTTCGAGTTCAAACGTAAAGCCGTTTCCCATAGATGAGATCTTGGCCCACTCGTGGAGCGAGCCACCAATATCGCCAAAAGGCGATCGGAGATCATCTAACAAGTCCGACCACTCTGGCGGTAACAGATCCCATACTAAGCGCTGTGATATAGAATCACTCGCCGAGGACAGGTCTATCGTCGCCAAATCGTCGTGTTTCGAGCCCCTTTCTGCTAGTCTTTGATTTATCGACTGGTCATTAAGGTTGATTCCAACACGACGGAGTGCTGACCGGATATAGCGACCTACGGCAAGCTGTAGGTACATATTCATGTCAGGTTCGGCCGCACATAGGCGGTCGATGTCAGTCTTCTTGGGTACCGTGAAAATGCGATTGCCGCTGACCACACGTAAGGTAGGATCCTGAATACACCATGATGGTGTAAGAGAGATCACTGCCTCAGCGTAGCGTCGGGCGCGGCTTGTTACATCAATCGCACCTCCTTGGGCGTCATACTTAAAGGATGAGTCTCCATGCGTGCGCTTCCTGGATGTCGTCGAACCGGACCCATGTCTTGAAAATGCGAACATCGCATAGTCAACTGGGCCGAGTACGTCCGCTATCCACTGGCGCGCATAAAAGAGAACTCCCTCTAAGTCCCGAGCGATTACTACACTGTAATCGTAACCAAGCTCGTTTATGAGCCGACATTTTTCGTCGGCTTCAAGAGCCTTTAAAATCGCCCTATCTTTGCGGACCGACGAAGGTACGCCCGGACGGGGTAATTTGGTTAACAGTTCCTTACACAGGTAATCCCATTTAAATGAGTATGCTCCCCTGCTATTAGCAGGTTTTGCAGACTCTAAACGCTGTAAAAAGGCGTCGGGGTCAACTGTGAAGGCACTCTCGGTGGTATAACGTTTTGCCTCTGACACCTTAGCAGATGCTAAGTCGTCGTCAGAAAAACGTCCCGACTCGCTAGGTTCACCACCTAGGATAGCCGATGCTATCAACTTGCAGTGTAACCCACTGCCAGTTCTAGATAAGTATGACATACTATCTCCTTAATGTATTCACTAAATATGTGAGCACAGTTATGATGAGATCATAAGCTAGTCGCTTGAGATTTACTCTCAAGAACGGGCGAATGATCTTACTACCAGAATCGTCAGTTAAGATACACCGACTGAATTCTTGAAGTAATCTGTAAGTGCATCTAGGGCCGCTGCGCTTTCTAATAAAGCAACAGCGTCCGCTCGATCCACATCAGTCATCATATCAGAAATGGAAATGTCGACTTTAATACGCTCTAGGTCTACGCGCTCAACGCCAGTAATGGCGTTAGTACGGACTACGGGCATAGTTAGCTCCATCTTCCCACGACGACCGGACCCGTTTTTAGGGTTGGTAATCATGAGTTGATAAGCTAAGTCAGGACGACCGCTTACGCGGTGTTGGTAAAACGCTTTACCCTGCAGGTTATCTACTAAGGTGAAAACCTTAGTACCTGTAGAGACGTTCAAGGTGATGGTTGCTGGTAAAGGCATAATCGCCTCCTAGTAAAAGTTAGTTAACGGAAGAAAATCCGAGCTAAGGCAACAATATTGCCAAACTGGGACTCATTAATAGTAAATGGTGACTTAACGTATGGTAGCACTGTAGGAAAGGACTTCAAAACGTTCCTCTCAAAACCAGTGACAACCCCACGAGCAGCTGACCCTCTTGGTTGAGGAGCAAACTGCACGGACGTACTAACTAATGCCGTCAAGGATAATCCTTTATAGCCACGCTCAAACTTCAGACCAAGAGTCGAAGTGAGGGCGCGTAAGAAAGTACCAATAGGTAATACGTAATCCACCAACCAGGATAGAGTTACTCGCTCCCATACGACTGAGGCTGGATTAACCAGCCCCAGCCGGGCGAGGGCAAATAACTCCGGGTCGTCGATAGACGCCCAGATCCTGGCATAATAGACTTGCAGAGCATCGATCTTATCGATCCACCCGCCGGTGACTATCTCTTGTTTAGAGTTAATCAGCACTGCGTGGGAAATGGACAATTGCCCAGCGTCCGCTTTGTAGCGGTTGTCTGGAGCAAGACCTTGATAAGCGAGCTCATGAGCACCCATGCAATCATAGGCGAGAGGCAGTAAGGCGAACTTATATTCTAAGTACCGCTTAGCAGCCCCTCCGCTAGCTTTCCATGACGACGGGATGTTCCGGAACCACTTTCTAAATAACGCCACACGAGACTGATTATCAGACTTGATGAGGCGTTTTAAAGTGGCCCTTGAATCCCGAAGCAGTTTCTTGCCACGTCTACGAGAGCCTGTCTTAATGGCGATTAAACCTGAAGCTAAATTATTGACCTGCTTAACTAGATAGTTAGCAGTCTGATCAACCTCGGCTAAAGAATTGCCGATGTCTATCGGAGAGTCAACAAACCGCGTTACAAGTTCAGCCATTAACCTGTTTTCATGATTTATATCCGCATAAAGGCGGACTCCTGAAGCTGACGTCGAGTCGGACCAATAGTTGGTACGACCAAAGAGGTAGCCAAAGGAGTGATAAACAGGCCTGACCCCCCTGTAGTAGCCCACGTAATAATCTTGGTGGGCGATACCGGGTTCGAAGCAGTTGAAAGTAACCCTGCCGTACGTTGTCGGTGTAATATAATCACCATATATAATCGGTGTTTTAAAAGACCGGCGTATAACACATGGACATGGGTTCTCAATGATGCGCTTATCATATGGCGCCCGGGTTTTAGTAGCTACAAACGGACCATAGAAGGTTTTCGAAACCGACCACGGCTCTTTGTAGTTAAACCGCGGGAAATACATACTTAGCATATCATTTGCCTCTAGGGGATGGATTGAACATAACAACTAGCCCAACAGCTGGTTTGCACCAAACAGTAGGCTCATTGCCGAAAGTACACCGC